ATGGTGATTACCAGCAACAGCCTGTTTGTCTTGCGCGAGCGGGTTGAGGGCGTCGATAAGGATGTTTCGGAGCCACTGGCACTCGATGAATTTGTACGCTTAGTAAACGCGCAAGGGCCGCAGGTCGTGCCGCGTGTTACGAAGAACGACGCTGCTTTCGCCCGGCAATTGGTCAAGAAAACTGAATGACATGGCTAGGCTGATCCCGGGTTGGCTGGCGCATTACCCAAAGGAAAAGCTGGGGGGCGATGTCGTTGCCGGACTTATCGTCACCATCCTCGTCATTCCGCAGAGCCTGGCCTACGCGCTGCTCGCCGGCTTGCCGCCGCAACTCGGGTTGTATGTGAGCATCTTCCCGGTGATCGCCTACGCGTTGTTCGGCAGCAGCATGGTGCAGGCCGTCGGGCCGGTGGCCATCACGGCGATCATGACCTATTCCGTGTTGAGTCCGATTGCGCAACCGGGTTCGCCGAACTACATCGTGTTGGCTGCTGCGCTGTCGCTGCTTTCCGGATTGATGCTGCTGGCCTGTGGTGCGCTGCGCCTGGGGTTTCTGTCGCAATTGCTCAGTCGCCCGGTGATCAGCGGCTTCATCTCGGGTTCCGCCGTACTGATCATCATCAGCCAACTGAAATACCTGACCGGCGTTGCGCCACATGGAGCGAGCAGCGGGGAGCTGCTGCTCGATCTTGTAAAAAATCTGCCTCAGGCACATCTTCCGACGCTCGCCATCGGCTTGCTTGCCTTCGCCATTCTCGCCTTCGTTCGCCTGACGCTGGCCGGCTGGCTGGTCAGGGTCGGCCTGGGCATAAGACAGACCGAGATATTCAGTAGGGTGGAAGCGAGATAATTGTGGAACGTAGCGAGCGATAGTGGGATTTATCGGCGGGCCGCGTTAAACATCGTTTGCTATTGCGAAACACGGCAGCGCCCAAAAAAAGCGCCCGTGTTTAGGTTACCAACTCGCCGAGGACATCGCTGACGATGTCGATCAGTTTCGCCTCAGCCGAGGGCTGAAGAGTAGCATCGGCGCCGCTGCCGAAGAAGGGCAAATATGGGCGCGCCGGGATGTGAATAGCGAATGCGGCGACCTCTGACCACGACTCTCGCACCCGCTTGTGACTGTCCTTTGCAAATATGGCTAAGTTTTTCTTGGTGCCGGTCGCGCCCTGGCGAATCAGCTCACCATTTTGATTGGTGCGCAGGCGTGTTTTTACTGAGCGCGCTGGAACATCTATGTCAGCACCGAATTGTTGAGCCGCCGCATAGTCCTTGGCAGCGCCGCCGGCGCCGATGAAAGAGAAGTCGGCGCCGTGGTCTGTTGAGACACTGGCGGCCAGAATCCCGCGGTCCTGCAGGATCATCAGCACTGAGCTGCCATTGTTTCGCTTCAGGCGATCGGTCTTAGTTGCTTCAGATAGGGGAACCCAGTCCGGCCGACCCTGTGAGGCGAAGTTTTCCTCCGTCTCAGCCTCCAACATTCCGCTGATACGCTGATACATCGACGAGCCGTCGCGCAGGCCGACTTTAGCCTTGGCCAGCATCGTCGATGCCGCTTTGACATTGATTTCAGTAGTGATCATGGCTAGACTTGGCTAATGGATGCGCGAAACCGGCTGGACCTACGTCCGATAGCCGGCTGACAGGGTGGGGTGCCAGCGTAGGCGGGGCATTGACCACAATAACCGTCCTAGGGCCGATCAGGAAGCTGATCGGCCTTTTCATTTGGGAACAGCATGATGCCTTTTCGCTGCCCATTTATATAAGCGGTCTTGGCGCGGATCATGTTCCACAAGAGACTTCCATCCCTGTTTAATCGCGCGATCACAAGCAGGCCGGCATCCTCAAACAGGCCGATGTAGCGGTGTCGGAATCCATCTTGATACTCCGACAGCCATACTTCAAATGGAGATTCCAGGGTCGGCAGGATGAAATTTGCGAAGCGTTCGCGAGCATCGTTGTCTTTTCCAACCAGGTGGCTGATCCATTCATGCCGGATTGCGACGTCACCGACAGGCGTTTTAACGACGCGCAATGGGCTTTCCTCCGATATTCCAAGCACGCTTGAAATGACGTGCAGAGCCTCTTTCCGGCTGGCGGCACGATTGAGCAAAGCCGGCGTCGGCAAACGCTGGCTGGCTGGGATGCTGGCTACGTCGGGTCGATCATGATCCTGCCAGGTCTTTTGACCAGCAACGCTGGCCAGGCAGGTCTTTTTTCCGCCATCGGCAAAGTTGGCAACACCGCCCCAGTCGCAATCAGCAACGATCCCCTGCCGATCGAACCTCGCCCATGCCTCGCCTGGGTTGTAATCCCAACCCGGATCCGGCCGAAATACACGCTGCTTCCCGCCGGCGTCGGTGTAACGAACGCCCTTGACGGAAACCATGTCGCCATCCCGATTGATCGGCACTTCGGTTTCGAAAACCATGTCCGTTCCATCTTCCAACGGCACGCCAAGCGCCTCAAATTCCGCCTGCGTCAGCGCGATGATGCGGCAACGGCAACCCCAGCCATTAGGCGGCCAGATAACCTTCCAGATCGGATCATCCCAGCGGAAAACCTTGCCATTCAGCGCAGCATGAGCCGGCCTGGTTCGACCATCCATGATCGCAACGTAGCGCCAATATGGCCGGTCGACCGCATTCGACACGTACCGCTTGTGTCGACCGGCCATGTAGGCAGTCTGAACGTTGGTCTGGTAAATCGTGCGCAGGCGGCGAACGCTGCCTAGCTGCGCCTCGGTGATCTCGCCGGTGTCGATGTCGAGCACTTCCTTCTTGCCCCACCAGCCCATCTCCTCCAGGCGCGGCCGCAGCGTCTTTTTGAACTGTTCAAAGGTTTGGCCGGGTCCGATGGCCTTGGCCGTTTCTGCGCGAATTGTGCGCAGAAGCTCCAGACTGGTTGCCTTTGCCACCGTGTAAGCATGAACGTTCGCCTCGCCCATAACTTCGGTGTAATCCCAGGCGAGCTGCTCGCCCTTGCCCGCGAAATAAGCAACAGCATCCTTCGGTTCAAGATCTAGGCGTGCCTGAATCATTGCTTAATCTTCAGCCTGACGGCCGTATGCCTCAGCTCCAAACATCGCCCTGGCCAGCAACGCCTGCAGCTTGTTCAGATCCATCTTGGGAAATGCAGCCTCGGCCGCAGCCAACGCCTCTTCGAACGAATTGGCGCCATCTATCGCCTCCAGTAGCGGTTCGACCAGTCCTTCCATGGCCGCCTGCAGCTCCGCATTTGAAACCGCGGCGATCGCGTTATCGATAGCGATCTGCCCCGCATCGCCGCCGGATTCGGCAAAGCTAGCCGCCTCACTACCTTCCGTTTTTGGCGGTTTTTCCCCGTCGACCGCAGGATTCTTGTTGTCAACAACAGGCAAACCCGGTGGCGTTTCCGGTGCCTTTTTCTTGCGCCAGCCGTCGCCATATTTCTCGCGAACGGCCTCTTCTTCCAACTCGAAGCCCATGTCTGACACGTTCTTGTCTGCCTCGCTCTCGGCCTTCTTGTCTTCCTCTTCCTTGATCTGCCGATACACCAGGCACGGCGCCAGGCCGTTGTATTCGCATATCCACGCGATCAGCGTCGAGTTGATGGTTTCCGACAGCAAATCCGAGTCGGCCTGTACCAGGTCGAGCCGAACCGACTGGCGTTCCTTGCTCGCTGCTGCCAGCGCGCCGCCGCCGTTGGCCCGCGGCTCTTGGCCAAGTACTACTTCGGCGATCCAGTCATCCATATACTCACATAGCGAGTGTTGCGTCGTTATGCTGCCGGTCAGCTTGCTTTCGAGCAGATCGATCTGCATGCCTTCCGGCGTCATGACCACGCCGTCGTTGCTGATCGCGCGCAGCGCGTCGAACAACGTCGACTTTTCCTTTGGCCCGGCGTTGCGCGGATACTTCCCCCAGGGTGTCGGCGAGCCGAAGCGGTCGTTCAGCTTGTTCCAGGAGATGATGCCCTTGCGCTTGAAGAAAACCGGCCAATACAACTGCAGGCCGAGGCCGGTTCCGTAGGGGTTGTCATCCTCCGGATTGCAGCGATGGACAATGAATTTCCGCTCAGGAAGTTCCACGCCGGTCAGCATGTTTTCCTTGGTCAGAAGGCGCAACTCGGGGCCCGCATTCTCATCGACCTGGACATAGACAAAACGACGCTGCCGGCGCTTGATGATCCGTTTCGGAACGATCCGGTTTTCGACGACCGTCCAAACAATTTCGCTGACCGAATAGCCCATCACCAGCGCGTCGAGAAGATCCCGACACAACTGGTCGAAGTTGATCGCCTGCAGAATATCGGTCAGCGTATCAGCATCGGCGTCGCCGCCATCCGCAACCGCCTTGACCGTCCACTCCCGACCGACCAGCGCACCGATCCGCTTCTGAATCGTCGAAAACACCTTGCCATCGCGCTTCAGATCGCGATACAGCTCGATGTTCTGGCCCTTTTCGGTCAGCAGCGGATCATTCCCGCGCAGCACGCCCATGTAATCCGTCTCGAACGGATCGCGTTGCCGGTTGGCAACCTCGGTATCGAGCAGCGGCTTTGCCGATGCTTCAGTTTTTTTAGCCATGGAGGAATCCTTCTGTTTCAGTCATCGACTCACGTGGGCCGCTGCTGGTGTACTCAATCGGAGCCGACGGCTCGCTAGCCGCGTGAATGGCCAGCGCCAGCGCCCAGAAACGGTCGGCGTGGCCATCTGGCGTGCTCTCCGCAACGAAACGGATATTCCCGGCCGCCGTAGTCACCTTCTGGATCTTGCGCAAGTCGGCGCGAATCGTCTGGTCATCCGGAATGCGCAGCTTCCGGTCTTCCATCGCGCCCTTCAGCGGATAGGCCAGTGCTTCCTTGACCTGCCCGGAGAAATTGACCGCTTCAACGCGGTGTTCGCCGAACTTGTCCTGCGCATCATCGGCCCAGCCGATGCCAAGGCCCGTCGAGTCAATACAGATGCGATCGCAAATGGCGAACCACGGATAAAGAATGTCTTCCTGGGCGCTCTTTCGCATCTTCTCCATCGGGATGACCTTGCGCGTGTAGAGCACGTCGCCCAGCTGCTCGACCACCCACAACACCGTCAAATCCTTCTTGCGCCCGATATCGACGCCGCAGAACAGTCGGCCGGCAAACACGTCGTCAACATCGCGCTCCCACGGCATGTCGGCGATGTACTCGCATCCGGTGATCAGCTCATATTCAATGAATTTGCTGTCATCGTCGGAGGGAATGCACATGTATTCCTGGTCGAACGACTCATCGTCAGCAGCGCCCTTCTTGACGAAATCGAAGTACTCGGCCTCGTCCATATCCTGCTGCTCGGCGTCGACCGGAAGTGCCTGCTGCAGCTTGTAGAGAAAGCCCTGGTCGAGCGCATTCTGCAGGGTGACACGATGCAGGCTAAGTTTCTTCGGATTGCCTTTTTCGAGCGCCTCAAGAATCAGTCTGTTGAAGAAAGAATTTGATCCGCGGTGAGTACTGACGATCTCTAGCGAGCCGCCCCAGGTGATACCCGGGTAAGCAATAGCCCACATCTTGCGTTGATCGCGATGCAGCGCGAATTCATCCAGGATACGACCGCCACGCTTGCCGGCCTGCGCATCCGGGTTGCTCGACATGCTGTGAATGCGGCGACCGCTCGCGAATTCCAGAACGTAGGCCGACAGCTTCTTTTCGGCATCGATGACCATCTCGCCAAGATCCCGGGCAGCCATGTTCATGATGCCGGCGAACAGCTTGCAATCCTCAATGAACAACCGCGCCTGGATATCGTCCCGGCTACTCACCCACTCATCGTGGCGAGCACCTTGCTCAGCCGTGCGTTCGCTGGAAGCGAATGACGTCGACCAGCTGATACCGATCTGCCGTGACTTCTCCATCAGCTTCAGACGCGAGCGATCCGTGATCCACTTCGACTGGAACGGCAGGAAAATTGCGTCCGGATTGGCCGGGATGATCTTGGCGCGGCCCTTGAGCGGTGCCATCACTCGAACCCCATCAGTTGCTGGTACTTATCGATGAAGACTGTCAGTGCAGCATTGTCGGGTTTTTCACGGAGCATAAAAAACTCGCCATCGATGCCCTCGTAGATGATCGACCGAAGCTCGTCGGCGGCTGCATAGGATTTTTTTACCCGATCGAGCGCGGATCGTTCCCGATTTGTCGCCACGCGATGTAGTTCGGCGATATCCGCGTCGACTGCAGCCAGCATCGCCTGATAGTCAGCAATGCTCATCTCGATTCGAATACCACCGACCTTCAACCGAACGCTGTCAGATCCGTGGATTTTGTGGGTTTCGATCTGGACTTCGCTCATCACACGATCCCCAACGCTTCGCGGATCGCCCGCTTGGTGTCCTCGGTAACGCCGCCCTTGTTACCCATCGCATCCAGCTTCGCCTTCTGCTCCTCGAGCAGCTTCTCCCGGGCCAGCTTCGCGACTGTCTGGCGCTCCCGCAAATTCAAACTGCGCGACTCCTGCGCCGCCTTTGCTGCCTTGGCCAGATCGAGCACATCGCCAATCTCGGCATCTTCCTTGTCCAGTTGCGAGAACGCCGCCCGGGTGGCAAGCGTCGTCACCGCCTGCGCCAGCAAAGCCCCCGACTTGTCGTCGAAATCCTCGCCCAGCTCGGCGACCAGCGCTGAAGCCGCCGTCGACATGGCACGCTGGGTCTTCATCACCTCCTCAAACCCGCCGCGGTACCGGCCGAGCGCTGAACGGCTCGGCGCCTCGCTCAAATCAGGAAACGCCTCGCGGATATCCTCGAACAACTCATCCAGCGTCAGCCGGTTCTCGCGCAGGCGCTTCTCGATGTGCGATCGCACATCGTCCGGCAGCTTTTCGATGCTCGATTTGCGGCCCATCTCAAGCCCTCGGCTTGGCGATGCCATCGACAAAAGCGCGGCCTTCGGCCACATCCTGTCCGCGCTCGGTCAGCGTGGCCACTAGCACCGACCCAGCTTCTTCCAGCCTGAGCAGGCCCTGTTCATCCAGCCAGCGCAACTCGGTTTTCACCTGGTCGCGCGTCACTGAATGACCGAACTGATGCAGCAGATTGGAAAGCACCGAGCTGTTGGCCCGGTACGACGGCGTCTCGCTCAAGATACGCAGCGAAACAAGGCGAACATCCTTGCGCAAGTAATCGGAAAAGCTCATGCCTTGCCTCCATTCAGCAAAAACGAGTGAATCAACTCCAGCGTGTGATTGGCGCCCTTGAATTCGCCGGCCAGTGTCGAAACGCTGGCGCCAAGATCGTTGATCCGTTCATGCAGGCCGGCCAAATCCTCATGCGTCGGACCCTGATTCACCGTCGCCTCCAGCTTGCCGATCCGCTCTCGGTGGTCGGAGACAAGACGGTTGAGATCGGAAAAGCGCGAATCCCAGTGCCGTTTACCAGCCTCGCGCGCCGCCTCTTGTTTCGTGAGCTGATCCTCGATGCCAGTGAACTGCTCTGAACGGCGTGTCTGCTCGTCCTTGCGCGCCGACTCCTGCGTCGCAAAACGCTCATCGAGACGCTTATCCATCTGCAGCAGAATGAATTTCGCTATACCCGCCACCCCGATGAAGAAGGTCACCAGCAGCCCGATGCCAAAGGTCAGCAGCCCCCACAATTCAACCTGAACCATCATCTGTTCCACCGTTCCGCATCCCTTTGGCACTCAATACACAACTGACACCCGGGCGCCGCCAGCCGGCGCGCCTCGGGAATCTCCTGCTCGCACTCGACACAGATCAGGGCGCTATCACCTGCCGCTGTCTGTGCCCGGCGAGCCCGTTCGGCCAGGGCGTCCTGGCGCATCTCTTGTTCCCGCGCCTGAGCGCGATCGACGTCGTCACTCAACGCTCAATCCCTTTTCAATGACGGCAATAGCCTTGAGTCGGCCGCGGCAGGTGTCGTAACTGCGCTGGCATCTGTTGGCCCATAACCCGACATCGGCATCGGTGGCAAAGGCGGCATCGGTGCGTAAAGGTTCGCCGGGAGCCGCGGGCACGGCTGCTGGTTTGAGGCTGGCATTGGCGTTGAGCACCCGGACAACGGTGCTATCAAGGCAACGACGGCCAGTAGTAAGGCGGCGGATTGCATCGGTTTTCTCCTGTGAAAGTTGATCGCGTGCCGTTTCTTCGGCCGCGAGGCGAATCTGCAGATCGTTGGCTCGTTTTTCAGCAGCGGAGAGGCGACCAATAGCCGCCTGCGCGACGCGCGACTCGGCCGCTTTCTGGGCCGCCTTTAGGTCCGCAATCTGGGCATCCTTGCGCCAGCCCTCGACCAGCCAGCCCGCGCTGAATATCAGGGCACCAATGACAGCCAAAACAATGGCCTTGACGGTTTCGCCGCTCATGGCCGCTCCCCAATGCACTGCGCGTGCTCCGCCTGTCGCCTGTTCCAAAGGCCGCCGCAGATATGCAAGAAAGCGTCGAGTCTGCAATCCTTGCCCTGGAAAAACCGCCACCGCAGGATCTCGTCGCAAGCCCCTCGGTAATCTCGCGCATTCAGCTTTCGCGCCAACGTTGAATTGCAGAAAGCACTGGCACCGACGTTGTAGGTCAGCGATAAATAGGCGTCGTATTCATATTGCGTCAGGGGCGCCGAGATACAGCCTTTCAAGGTCCGCTCATCTCGCTGTATATCGCTCATCGCCCGTGCCAGCGCCTTCGGCGGCGTCGTCTTGTCACCCAGTTTGATATCAGGCCCTGTGCTGCCGAAACCATTGGTCGGCTTGTCACCCTTGACAGGCGTGATAGCCCGATCGGTATAGCCCTCATACGAGACAATGCCGACCAGGCCGGCGGCAGACAGTACAAGCGCCGCCAGTGAAGTTCGAATCACGTTACTCACGGGGTCACCTGGGTATTCGAAGCAGTAAATTTCTGCACCACATTGCCAGCGATGTAAGACCCGACGGTGCCGAGCAGCACTGCCTTGTAGTCACCGGTGGTAATGACCTTCTCCCAGACCAGCCAGGTAGCACTGGCCAGCGACAGCAGAGCGAGAACGAATTTTCGCGAGGCATAAGGGTTCATGCCAAAGCGCTCCAGATAACAGCGCCGACGATGGCACCGAAGTAGATCAGCCAAAACACGCCAGCCGCAGACAGGCGGGTGATTGTCATGAGCGCAACTCCTTGAATTGATCGGTCGCCAGCCAGCAAGGGTCTTGCGAATCTGAGAAAAACCGCGCCCGGTCTATTGCCTCGGGCGCAGCCTTGCAATAGCCGTAGCCCGCCAGGCCGGATCTCGGCTTGCTGGCTTCATCTGACGACAGGAAATGTTGGCAATTGCGGCAGGTCATGCCGGCAGATTGCCGCGCGCGCGCAAGGCGTACTCACAAAAACGTTTTGTTTATTGCAGCAAATGAAAGGCGCGCAGAGTGAGGTTTCTCAACCGACAACGAGAATTTTTCTCAACCCTTATTTTGGAGATAACAATGTCTTATTCGTTTGCAGTCCGCGGTGCCACCGTCGCTCTTGCGCTTGCCGCAGCAAGCCAGGCGTTTGCGAAGGTCGTCGAGACACAACCCGAACATGCTGCGGATATGGAGCCGGCCCTGGGCACCGCCAGCGTATTTGCCGAGCTGCTCAAACCAGACGAATCCAAGGATGTTTCGATCAGCATGAACGGTTGGCTGAACTGGAACCAGCCGGACAAAGAACCGGAATTCTGCGGAGCGTCAGTGACGGTGTCGGTCTGCCACGTCGCGCGGGATTCCTGACTCCCGGCAATATTAAAAAGGCCCAGAAATGGGCCTTTTTGCTATTCGGTAACCGTATTCGGTCAGCGCTTCCAGCGCTGGTTATACGCGGATCGAAGCTGGTCGCACTCTGCCCGTTTTGCGCTTTGTTGCGACTGCAGTGCCGCAATCTGTGTCTGGCGGTTATGCTGGTCGAGCATCATGTTTTGGGCGCTTGCCGCATCCAACGGTGTGCCAGTTGGTGCGCTTGCTGCGATCTGGCCGATCCGCTGCGTGATCCACGCGGCCTCGTTTTCGCATCCCTGGATGCGCTCGTTTGCCTGATCCCGTTCGCGCTCATCGATGCGCGCCTTGACCCGCTGATTGATGTACTCCTGGTCTTTCTCCAGCTTGGCCTGCTGCGCGCTTTGCAATGGCTCCGTTGTCGATGCAGTCGGCGCTGCTGCCGGTTTGGTCGGCATGGCATCCGAGCGACGAGCAGAACCAGCGCACGGCCGATCCTGATACACCATCGCGCCGTCAACCTTGCACCGGTAGGCGTCCTGAGCGAATGCTACGGTCGACGCGAAAAACAGAGCAAAAAAAACGGATTTATTCATACACAAGACCGATAGGGAATAGCTGGTAGCTGTTTCCTTTCTTTTGTCGCCTGACCCAACCCAATTCATCAGCGAAATACAACCCATAGCGAACCTGCTCTTTCGTAAATTCAGGAAAATGACGATAGATTTTGCTCTGCAACTGCCCCGGGTTGTCAAGAACGAGTTGCTGTACCCGTCTCGCGATTAAATGAACCATTGGATCATCAGCAGCAAACGCAGTCATATCCTGCTTGAATCGCGCCTTGGTTGCTTCGTCATACCGGCTGCCGACCATTTCATAGGCGACCTTCTGCAGACCATTGCGCGTATTCTCTGCTGAGGCTTGGTCGTATTTGTCCTGATCGCCATCGGGAGAATATTCACCATGAGCAGCGTAGTATTTTTCGAGTGATATTAATGGCTTCCCAAACTGCATCCTGGGATCTTCTTTGGGAGCAGGATCCGGCCGAGGTCTCTGCGGTGGCGCTTTCGCTGCAATGCTATCCCGGCTCGGCGGCATAACTGGATAGCCTCTGTGCTGGTCTTCGTAGCGTTTTGGACTATTTCTGATGTAGCGCTTTCGAGTTCCAGCTTCACGCCTGATCATGGCGACAACGCCGATCACCAGTAACGCAATGACAATAACGATCAGGAATACCAGAGTCTTCATGAACGGCCTAGCTCGGTTTCCTTCTTTCGTAGTCGGCGCGCGGCTCGTTCTGGCGAAATCATGTGATCTGCCGCTAACCACATGGCGCCAATCCCAACAAACAGTGCCACAAGTGCCGTGATCGCAAGTTCAGTGTCGTTTAATTTAGAGCGGCCGGTGACCAGAGCAGCAAAAACAAGCTCAAAAAATACCCCGAGCAAAAAAATTACCCAGCCGTAACCCTCGGCAAATCTGCTTGCCTCGATCCGCAGGTCGTTATCACCATCCAGGTATTCCACTGTTTTGTGTTGCCACATTCGGCTTAGGCTTCCGGTGCCGCGCCACTTGAGGTACCCATGGCGCGCCTTCAGCTCTCGAAGTAACGCTCTGGCACGCGTGCCGGCCCGAATGCCAGTATCCCGGAAAAATTCGTTTTCCTCTTTTGCGTCAGCATCCCCCTCCGGTGGGAGACGGTAAGGACAGGACTTTGGCCCTGGGCATGGCATCTGGATCGTGATTGGTGCATCACTGTTATTGACTACGCCAACGGAGCCATGCAGATGCGTATCACCTGATCGCGCATTCATTTTTTCGACCCCATGTCTATTTTTACCCCTCCTTCGATTTTTTCAACCTGCGCCCCAACTCTGCCGTGAATGATCACCTTCCCGGCGTTGGATTGATCTTCGCCCAAGAGCACCCGTAGAGCGGCATCTTTTAATGATTGTGGGCTGCCGCGATAGCGGGCGATCAAGTAGCGCTCATTGGTACTTAAGACATCCTGCATGGGGCCTTCACGGTCGCCTGTGATGATGTAACGAACATCAGCCCCTGCCACTGCCATTGCCGAAAGCTGAACAGCTGTCGGGGAGGTATTTCCCGACTCCCATTCGGTATATGGGCGACGTGTTACCCCAGCCACTGTCGCGAAATCCTCCTGGTTAAAACCTAGCCGTTTTCGCTCTTCCTTCAGTCGCGCACCAATTGTGCTCATATCCGCCCAAATAAAACAGTTGACATGTGCTGATAACAGCACAATAATTCACTCACAAACAACGGCGTATTCACCTGCAAAGTTATCGCGCCGCTGCCCCGTCAAATCCAAGGAGGCCAACCATGACCGTCCCTCACTTCAAAGCCTGGCTTCGTAGCCAGGGTAAAACCATCAACCAGTGGGCCAAGGAAAATGGTTTCCCGCCCGCGTCTGTCTACCGCGTCCTCAATGGCGTCGACAAGGGCAACTTTGGTCGCGCACACGACATCGCTATCAAGGCCGGTATCAAGTCCACCGGAACCGATCGTCTCGCAGCTTGATCGCCGCCATGTCCATCAAAACCCTCAAGGTCAAACACACCGCCACCTACACGGGCGCAGCACTGGCCTGTATTGACGGCTTGCCAGGCGACGACGCCGAGATGACCCCGACCCGGCTTCGCCAACTCGCCGCTGCACTGATCGCCATTGCCGACGAATGCGAAATCCTTCACGACACCACGCGCCGGCACATCCCTGTCCGCCGTGAATACCCTGTCGGTGCTTGACATGAGCGACTACCCGTTCAGTGGTCGTATTGACCCCGGTACAGATCGGCTACCGCCCGCACCTCGGCCCACTTCGGCAGCTCCCGCTCAAACGTTGCTGCAATCCCTTCCATGCCGGCAATGCAGTCACGCTCAGACGCTGTTGAAGCATCTAGCAGCTCAGCTAACGAATGCATGTCCCGAATCAGATCGGGAGCCTCAATGACCCGGTCTGCGTGCAGTCGCCTGACCAGCAGTGCCAGCGTCCGGAACACTGCTTCGTCGTATCCGGTTGGCCCCTCTGAGTGCCTCGTGTTCATGCCCTTCTCCCTTCGTTGCGATGGCTTCAATTTAGCCACGGGCAACGCATTTGCATAGTAGCAAAACGGGAATCTTTTTGGAAAACCCAAAGAACGGAATCGAACCAAAATGAAACACAATTGGAAACGCTTGATACCGCACAGTCTTCGCGATGCCTTCCGGCTGACGAAAGATCACGGCATTGCCGAAAAGCGTCTGTCGGTCGAGCGCCAGGCCGAGCTGCTCGGCAAGACGCCGGATTGGTTGTACAAGTGCATGGCCGACGGCAGCATGCCGGCCAATCTCATCTCGGCATTCGAATCGCTGTGCGGCGCGGATTACGTCTCCCGCTACCTGTCTGTCTCAGGCGGCAAGCTGGTCATCGACGCCCCGGTTGGTCGTCAGTGCGACGCCACCGACATGCAGGGCCTGCAGGAGATTATCAATAACGCCGTCGGCAAGCTGCTCGCTTTCCACGCCGGCAGGATCGACAGCGACGATGTCATCGCCGCCGTTACCGAGGCTATGACCAAGCTGGCATGGCACCGCCAGAACGCTGCCAATTACACCCAGCCGGGCCTTGATCTGGGGGCCGCATGATCAACGAGCGCTACCGAAACGATGCCCAGCAGCGCATCTTGAAGATCGTAATCGTGATGTTCGGGGAGGTCGTAAATGGTCTGACGCCCAGCGCCATCGCCCGCGAAGTCAAGTGCAGCCCCGCCGTGATGACGCGCGACCTGGCCAATCTGCGCGAAGCCGGCATCGCCGACAAGGACGAAACCACCGGCTGCTGGCGCCTGACGCCGCGCCTGCCGCAGCAGACCATCAAGGTCTGGGCCTCTATCGACGCCGCCGAGAAGCGCCTGCAGGAAGCCAAGAACCGCTTTACCCGTAACCCGGATTGATAGGAGAGATCGTGTCCGATAACAAAAACCCATTCACGCGTGCCAGCGAAATTGCTGATCAAAAATTCGCCGAAATCATCGCCCGCCCTGGTCGAAAGGCGAAGACAACCGTTATCGAACCTGATCCGATTATTGACCAGGAGCGTGTAGGCAACGCCATGACGGTTATGCGTGATGATGCAAACGCCATGGCGCTGGCGGAAAACCAGCTTTCCGCCCGTGTGCGCGCCGTCGCTGCTCAGGTTGGCTACCAATTGCCAAGCGACTGTGCAGATCCCGACATGATTCAAAGGGATATTTCGGTAAACATGCGCCGTACCGCCGAAGCCATGCTGCAGATTGGCCTTGGACTCGTCTGCCTGAAAGAAGCTTGTCAGCACGGTGAATTCCTTGCTCGCCTTGAAGTTCTTCACTTTGACCTTCGTGCAGCCCAGCGCTACATGCAGGTCGCGAAGAAGATTTCAAATACGTCGACGTCGACGCATTTGCTCAAGGTTATCGACAGCCAAAGCAAGTTGCTCGAGCTGATCGTTCTGGATGACGAAGATCTCGAAGAACTGGCGATGACTGGCCAAACCGGTGAACTCAAGCTCGACGACGTAGCCACCATGTCGGTGAAGGAACTCCGCGCCAAGGTACGTGAGCTGAAAAACGAGGTCACCGCTAAAGAAGACGTGCTGACCAACAAGGCCAAGCAGATCAACGCCCTCGAAGAAAAAGTGTCGCGGATGAAGACGGTGCCACCCGACGATGTGTTGCCTGAACTGCATGCCCAAGCAACCAAGTGGCTCAACGATACCCTGGGTGCGATCCGCGGAACCTTCGCTGCCGCCATCGGCGCAGTCGATCAGCATCACCAGGATAACGGCGGCGACAGTCTCGCCTTCCTGGCCGGCGCCATCGGTCAGGTGCAAACCGAACTGGATGCGCTGCGCGACCGTTATGGAATCCCGAACATTGCCCCGGCGCTGATCCCTGAGTGGGTGACAGACCCGGCATTCAAAACGATCGAGGGATAAACATGGCCCGCAGCGCTGCCATGACCGAACGCCTGGTGCAGATCGCCAGTGCCGCTGCCCAGGCCGGGCACGGCAAGAAAGAGGCGATCTATGCCGAAGCCTGTAGCGGCCTCGGTATCAGCCGGGCAACGCTGCTCCGCCAAATCAAGGAAGTGACCGTGAAACCAGAAAGAAAACGCCGCGCCGATTGCGGAAAGACAGCGGTGAGCAGGGAGGAAGCCATCCTGATCAGCGCCGCACTCATGGCGTCATTGCGCAAGAGTGCGACAAAGCGGCTGCTGTCGATTGATCAGGCCGTCGAGATGATGCGGGACAACGGCGAGATCCGTTGCGATCGCGTTGATACCGAAACGGGCGAAGTATTCACGCTGGCCACCAGCACCATCATCCGCGCCCTGCGTACCTATCGTGTCCACCCGGACCAGTTGCTGGCGCCGGCCCCGGCCGTCGAGTTGCGCAGCCTGCACCCAAACCACGTCTGGCAGATCGACGCCAGCCTGTGCGTGCTCTACTACCTGAAGGCCGAGAACGAGAAGGAAAGCGGCCTGCAGGTCATGGAGTACAACCGCTTCTACAAGAACAAACCGGCCAACCTGAAGAGCATCGAGAACGACCGCGTCTGGTCCTACGAGCGGACTGACCACAACAGCGGAGCGATTAGCGTCAATTACGTTAATGGCGCCGAGTCCGGCATGAATCTGGCCGAGAGCTTTATCAAATTCATCTGCCAGCAACCACGCGATCCGATTCACGGCGTGCCCTACATTCTGATGATGGACATGGGCAGCGCCAACACCAGCGGCCTTTTCAAGAACTTCGCCCGCCGCCTGGGCGTCGAGCTCATGCCTCACGCCGTCGGCAATGCCCGGGCAACCGGACAGGTCGAGAACGCTCGCAATATCATTGAACGCAGCTTCGAATCCGGCCTGCGCTTTCAGCCGGTCGCCAACCTGGAAGAACTCAACGCCCGGGCGCAGCAATGGTCTATCTGGTACAACGCGACAAAAACGCACAGCCGTCATTTCAAGACGCGGACCGAGCAGTGGATGACCATCACTGAGCAGCAACTGCGCATCGCGCCGCCGGCCGATCTGTGCCGCACGCTGCTGACGCACGAGCCTGAGTCTCGGGTGGTCGATGACTTCCTGCGCGTCAAGTTTGCCGGTCGGGAGTGGGACGTCTCCGCCGTGCCGCGCGTCATGGTCGGCGAAAAGCTGATGGTCACCTACAACCCTTACCAGCTCGACACCGTCTTCATCGTCGATTCCGATGCCGAGGGTAACGAGCTGCTGCACGCCGCCCCATCCGTCGAGCGCGGCGAAGACGGTTTTGCCGTCACGGCCAACGTCATCGGACAAGACTACCGCAAGCACGCCGAGACCGAGGCCGACATCAACCGCCGCGCCGTCGAGCTGGCCACCTACGGCGTGGTCACGCAGGATGAAGCCGACGCGGCCAGGAAGGCCAAGGCCCTGCCATTCGGCGGTCGCATCGACCCGATGAAGGCCGTGACCGATGCTGACCTGCCCACCTTCCTGCCGCGCCGCGGTACCGACCTGGTCGTCGGCGTCGGCGCCGTTGCTGCCGAGCGTACGTTCTCCCTGTTCGAAGCCGCCGCCGAACTGGCCCGCCTTGGCGTTGCCATGGATGCCGACAAGAATCGCCTGGTCGCCTCTTGGTTCCCGGCCGGCGTGCCCGAATCCGAAATCGCCGGCCTGCAGCAGCGCTTGACGGTGCGCGCCGGCCTCAAGGTTGTGGGTGGTTGAGATGACGATCAAACAACTGCTCATCACGCATGGCATTACCCAGCAGGCCCTGGGCGACGGCGCCGGCCTGTCGCGCGGTGCGCTGTATCGCCTACTGTCAGCCGGCGAATTCCCGGTACGCGACCCGGGCGCCGAGCAGCGCGTATTTGAATTTTTGGCCAAAAACGGCGTTGACCGTGGAAGCCTCGAAACCCTTTTCTCGCAGCAAAAGAAAGCCCCGGTCGTGTTGACGCACGCCGAGGCCGATCCCGAAGCAACCGTTGAAGAAACCCAGGAGGAATCCATGTTACTACGAAATGAAACGCTCACGCCCTTGGCCCGGCAGCACTTCGGCTTGGTCCGTAGCCCGTTTGTTGACGACGTGCGCACCCGCGCCGATGTCTTCGCCAGCGCCAACACCCGCTATGTCCGCGCCGCGCTGCTCGATGCCGCGCTGAATCATGGCTTCATCGGCATCGTCGGCGAGTCCGGCGCCGGCAAATCGACACTCCTCGAGGAGCTCGAAGAACGCATCGCCGACGAAGGTCGTCAGGTCATCATCATCCGCCCCTACATCCTGGCCATGGAAGAAAACGACCAGAAGGGCCGCACGCTGAAGAGCGGGCAGATCGCCGAGGCCATCATCCGCGCCCTGGATCCTTCCGGCTCGCCGCGTCGCACGCCGCAGGCCCTGTACAAGCAAGTGCACGACCTGCTCAAGTCGAGCCGCAGCGCCGGCTATAGCCACCTGCTGGCGATCGAGGAGGCGCACTGCTTGCCGGTGGCCACGCTCAAGCACCTCAAGCGCTTCCTGGAACTCAAACAGGGCCTCGGCCGTCTGCTCGGCATTTGCCTGGTCGGCCAGCCGGAACTGAAGAACCGCCTATCCGACAAGAATCCGGAAGTCCGCGAAGTCGTGCAGCGCTGCGAGCTGGTCGAGCTGCAGCCGCTCGATAACGATCTTGAGGCCTACCTCAAGCACAAGTTCGAGCGCATGGAGATCAAGCTCGATGACGTGCTCGCCAGCGATGCCTGCGACGCGCTGCGCGCCCGCTTGATCCGCATGCCGCGCGGCGGCAAGCCGAGCGATGCCGTGAGCCTGTGCTACCCGCTGGTCGTCAACAACCTGGTCACTCGGGCGATGAATGCGGCAGCGGTCGCCGGCTGGCCGAAGGTTGATGGCCAAGTGATCGGAGGGTGCTGAGATGGGTGCTCATACCGACCCGGTCTGGATGGCCGATTTTCCGGGTGACGGTGCTACCGTCATCCGTGGTCTGGACAGCAAGCCGATCTGTTCAGTGCCGCATTTTCGGCCTCATATGGAGACTGCTGCCAATGTCGCGCTGATTGAACTGGCGCCGGAGTTGTTCCGTTCCGTCTGCGAGCTGGTCGCTGTCATGCGCGCCTCCGACGTTAAGGCTGCGACCACCTGTACCACCGATGACTGGGATGCGGCTCTCGACGACGCCCAATCGCTGATTGACCTTCTGGCAGACGACCTCGTCTTCATTGATCCGTCAGTCAGGGACGGAATAGTCGTCTTGCCCATGCCGATGATGACGCCGCCGGCAACAGTTCTCATGTTCAGGGCCGTTGATGGCGACGTAACCATCCTCGTCCACGCCGACGACGACCGAAAAACCACGCTTGGTCAGTGGAACATCTCATCTTCAATGTTTACCTTCGTGCATACCTTCCTCCAGGAAGATGGCCCGCTGTGTGGCGTCCTGCGGCACGAGAAGAAAATCGTCGGAGAAGTCGCCATTTTGCCCGGTCGCCAGTTCAAGCTGACGCTTGGCGAGCACGTTCAGTCCGTAGAACTAGCCGCGGATGACATCACCGACATCATCAACCTGTTCCAGGGGAGCTGAGATGAGCGCTACCGTGATCGCCTTCCCCTATTGTGTGCCTGAACACCTTGTGCCGGCCTTCATCGCGCCCGCGTGCACTGGCCAAATCAACACCGCCGATGCCCGGCACGACATCGACAAGCTGCTCGCCGACCAGCGCCAGGTCTGGGACTGGGCTGTCGCCTCCGGCCTCGCCGTGCTCAGCATCAACGGCGACCGCAACGGCGCCTACCTGTGCATCGCCCCGGCCGAACACATCTACAAGCTGTTTGGCGAAGAGTGCGCCCAGATCCAGCGCAAGACGCAAGACGGTCTGTGCCTCGAAACCTGGATGGGCCTGGTCGGTCACATCCGCGTCTTCTGGCGGGAGGTCAAATGCGTGCATTGAGCCAGCCATCTGCCACCCGCATGAGCCAGCGCGGCCTGCGCCCGGCCAGCGAGCTGGCAGAGAATCGCCCGCATGGCGACCGCCTGCGCTACATCGGCGGCTGTCGCTGCGACGCCTGCCGTGCCGCTAACACCGCCTACGAGCGTAGCCGGAACGCGGCCCGCGCCGCCGGCGACTGGAACGGCATCGTCAGCGCCGACAAGGCCCGGCGCCATATCAAAAAGCTGTCAAAGCTTGGCGTCGGCCGGCGGGCAGTAGCGGCAGCAACCGATATTTCCGACACAATCCTGTTCGAGATTCGTAGCGGCACGCGCAAGAATATCCGGGCCCGCACCGAGCGGCTGATTCTCGCCGTGACGACCGACGTGCGCGGCGAGGCCTTTCTGGTCCCGGCCGGGCCGACCTGGGCGCTGATCGACGAGCTGATCGCCGCCGGCCACACCAAGAGCGAGATTGCCCTCGGCATCGGCCGCAAGACGCCGGCGCTGCAGCTCGACAAGACGACGATCACCCTGCGCAACGAGGCGGCGGTCAAGCGCCTGCATGCCCGGCTGATCCAGCCCGATCAGGGGATGGTCAATGCCAGCAAGGCAGTGCGCCTGATCGAGCAGCTACGGGCCGAGCTGTTCCCCGCCAGTCGCATCGCCGCCGAGCTGGGCATGCCGGAGGCCGTCGAATCTGGCGCCTTCGTTCTGCCCAGGCGCATCACTAGCGAACTCGAAACCCGCATCGTCGCGCTGCATCAGCGCTTGATGAACTAGGAGCTGACATGCGCAAGCTGATCAACATCGCAATCGTTCCAGGGCGTGCGCTGCAACGCGTCGTCCTGGCCATCAAGTTCTACACCCGACTCGGTTACAGCTGGCACCTCGCCTGGTGTAAAGCGGCGCGCTGACCGCTCAACAACTCATCGCCATTACGTTTAACCAGGAGGAATCATGGAAACAAACAGCCATCCCGGCTATCTCAAGAATGCCGTTGGCCATCTTGTCCCGATCGAATCGGTCAAGCCGATCGATCTCGCTCGCGACTCGCTGGTAAAAGAGATTGTCGTCAAAGCCCGCACCATCAGCGGCCAGATCGGCGAATTCAAGGCTGCCACCTTCGACGACATATCGGCCTTCGTTCAGCTTTCGGCCGAGCAGTATCAGGCCAAGCTCGGCGGCCAGAAGGGCAACGTCACGCTGCTCTCGTTCGATGGCCGCTACAAGGTGCAACGCGCCATCGCCGAGCACATCACTTTTGATGAGCGTCTGCAGGCCGCCAAGGCGCTCATCGACGAGTGCATTACCGACTGGTCCCAGGGTAGCCGCACCGAAATAAAGGTGCTGGTCAATGACGCTTTCCAGGTCGATCAGACTGGCAAAGTCAACACCGGCCGCGTCCTCGGCCTACGCCGTCTGGAGATCAACGACGAGCGCTGGCATCGCGCCATGATGGCCATCGGCGAAGCTGTCCAGGTCGTAGGCAGCAAAAGCTACATCCGCGTCTATGAGCGCGATGAGTCGAGCGGTGAATACCGCCCGATCCCTCTTGACGTTGCGGCGGCTTGAGGTGGCGTGATGTGGTTCCATAACCTGCAGATTTACCGTCTCCCTTCTCCCTGGAATATAACCGCCGACCAGCTGCGCGAGCAGCTCGCTCGCGGCCCGTTCTTCCCTGCTGCCGGCCATGAAGCACAAACCCGTGGCTGGGCGGCCCCGCGTGTTGATGGCGAGTTGCTTCACGCCATGAATGGCGCTTGGCTCATCCGCCTCGACATCGAGACTCGTCTGCTGCCGCCATCGGTCATCACTGCCGAAGTGCGCGTCCAGGCTGAAAAATTGGAAGAAAACCAGGGCTTTGGCCCCGGCCGTAAGCAGATGAAAGAACTGCGCGAAAAGGTGACCGCCGAGCTGTTGCCACGCGCCTTCACAAATCGCCGCGGCACCTACGTCTGGATCGATCCGAAAGCTGGGTGGTTCTGCGTCGATGCCGGTACGCCGGCCAAGGCCGACCAAGTCATCGAGCACCTGCGTCATTGCCTGGATGCATTTCCTCTGACCATGCTTCACACCCAGGTCTCGCCGCCTGCCGCCATGGCTGGCTGGCTGGCTGGCGAAGCGCCAGACGGATTCACCATCGACCGTGACTGCAGCCTGAAGGCTGGCGGCGAAGAGAAATCGCAAGTCAGCTACAAACGCTGCCCACTCGATGCTGATGAAGAGATCGGCGGCGAGATCAAGGGGCACCTGGCCAGCGGCAAGATGCCGACAAGCCTGGCGCTCACCTGGGATGACCGCATCTCGTTCGTGCTCAATGAAAAGCTGACCATCAAGCGCCTGGCCTTCCTCGACCTGCTCAGGGAAGAAGCCGAGCAGAACGCCGAAACCGCCGACGACCAGTTCAACGCTGACTTCGCGCTGATGACCGGCGATCTGGGGCGCTTTCTGCCGGCGCTGATCAAGGCGTTGGGTGGGGAGGTGCGTGATGGCGATCTATAACTTCAAGAAGCAGTTTGCCGGCGCCATCCGTACCGGCAGCAAAACCCAGACCATTCGTGCCCATGGCAAACGCCAGCCGCCGAAGGTGGGCGACTGGGCCTATTGTTACACCGGCCTGCGCACGCGTGACGTCTGCCGCCTCGGCGCCTTCCGGATCGTGCGCGTTACGCAGATCTCGATCTCAGCCGGCAGTTGCTCCGTATCGGTGCCTCGTTGCGGCGTTTGGTCCAACTTGTCCGCGGAAGAGATTGAGCAACTGGCGCGGGCCGATGGTTTTTCTTCGGCCGGCGACTTCTTCGATTTTTTCTCCAGGGAGCACGGAGGAACGCTCGGTGGCCACCTGATCGAGTGGGATCCGGAGACTGCGCAATGAATGGGGGCGCCCTTATTCAACTTACGCTAGCCGCCAAGCGCGCTGCATTCCCGTTGGCCGCGCCGCGCTACCAGACGCTGACCTTCTTGCCGGTCACCATTTTCGCTGCTGTGGTCGACGGCTATTACGAGGCCTTTTTCGCCAGCCTTGCCCCGACGGGTGTCCAGTCATGACGCCCATCCTCACATCCCGCCTGCGCCAGTTGCGCGCCATCCGCCACAAGGCCGGCGAGCTGCTCGACGATGTCAGTTATCGCGAGATCCTGCAGCGCTGTGCCGGCGTCTCCAGCTCGACGCAGATCCGCAGCGTCGCCAAGGCCGAAGCGGTGATCGACGAGTTTCGCCGCCTCGGCATCGGAACCCCGCCACCGCGCAAGCCGCTTACGCCACAGCAAAAGAAGATCTGGTCGCTGTGGCAGAGCCTCGCCGATAAAGGCCATGTGACAGATCGGACCATGCGCGGGTTGTTAGTCTGGGTAAAACGCCAGACCGGCGTCGACGCCCTGTCGTTCATGACCTGGCCGCAGGAACGCCAGGTCACTGAAAGCCTCAAGCGCTGGCTGGCGCGAGGCGTTGATGACACGGTCAACGGCAAAAAACAGTCAAAAACGGAAAACGATCATGGCTGATCTGTTCGATGCCGGCGACCTGCTGGCGCCGCTGAATGCCCAGTTGCCGGCGGGCATGCACCCAACGCATCGAGCGATGGCCGAGGAGATGTATCTGCACCTGGCTGAGGACGAGCAGGCCGTCCAGGAGATTGGCCTTGATCGCCTGGCCGAGTTGGTTGTGGGACAGGTTGATCGCGTGGCGCAGGAAATCGGCGGCTGTTATTTCTACATGCCGAAGGGTGTCGGCATCGCGCTGTCGGCTCGGGATCGGGAAATTGCCGCTGAGTGGCGCGGCAACAACGGCCATGTCCTGGCTCGTAAATACCATCTGTCCGAGATGCGTATCGGCCAGATAATGAAAAAATGGCGCCTTGAACAGTTCGCGCTGAAGCAGAATAAATTCCATGGATCCGGTTTTGACTTACCGACCCTTGGAAAAAAAGGCGTCAAACAGCTGTCGCTGCAGCCGAATGATTTTCAGGAAACCGGCGCCGACAAATAAGAGCGCCGGGCGATTTTTTCGGCAAAGGCGACGTCCTTGTAGCCGGATGGTGCCGTAAATCGATCCTACCCGTGCACAAATGGCTTTGTGCACTGTTGGCAAGCCGGCGGCGAGCAGCAAAAAACAACCCCGCGAACTGGCTAAGCATTAAACCTCCGTACTTCAAAAAACGTTTTGTTCATGCCGCCATCGCGCCCGCGCGAAAAATGCGGGCATGACATCAACCACTTTCGACTTGATCGGCAAGTACGCAATCGAGAAAGGCCTGCCCTGGTCTTTCCGTTGCGCCCGGTTCACCGGTCGTGCCAAAACGCCTGTTGATCTCACCGGCAGCAGTGCGCGGCTGGAAATCTATAACGCCCTGACCGGCGAGTTGGTCGCGACGCTGGACGATTCCGCCGGCGATATCGTCCTCGGCGGCCCGGCCGGAACAGTTGATGTTGCGCTGGCCGCACAAGTGTCGGCAGGCTGGTCGGCAACGCATCTGCGCTATCGCTTCTTCTTTACCGACTCGCTCGGCGTCGAACGGTTATTCATGCGAGGCCGGCTCGGTCTGGTCGAAGACTGATGAGCGACGAACAGGAAATCCTGGTCATCGAGACTGCTGTTGTCGATGTCGTCGAGTTGTCAGGAGACGTCGTCGAGCTGGTCGAGGTGATCGAGCCGCAGCTCGTTGTAGTCGATCCGCCGGCAGACATTGAAGTTATCGAAATCGGAGCCGAGGTCATTGAGTTGATCGAGGTGGCCGAACAGGGGCCGGCCGGCCCCCCGGGAGGAGACCCCATGCCCTATGCCAAGCGTGTCGACGCGGTCGGCGAATCAGTGATTTACCGCGGCGAGGCCATCCCCGGCAGCGCCGACAGCGATCCGGCCTGGCGCATCAGCCGAATCACGATGACCGGCGATGACCTGGTCGAGCAATGGGCCAACGCCACGGCGGATTTTGTCCATGTCTGGGCCAGCAGGGAGGCGTATGAGTACATCTGAGTATTTATTACCCGAGGTTGCGACGGTCGAGCGGCTGCGCGATTACCTGGAATGGCATGTCCAGAACGGACGCGGCTCCATGTGCATCGCCATTGATCCGCGCGGCCTGTCCTACCTGACCGAAAAGCGCGACGTGCGCCTGGCGCTGCCATTTGAAGATGAGGGCGGCCATGATGGTGAGCGAGTCTTCGTGCGAGCGGTGTTTTGACCGGAGACCGTAAATGACAACCTGGACTGTACAGAATCGAGAAACCGGTGAAGTCGTGCATGCCTACACTGCCGACGCGGTGAGCCATGCCGATATTTACCCGTTCGATACCTACAACCACATTCCGCAGCCAGTGGTTGTTGAGGTGGTTGTGCGCGAGATTTCCGGCATAGCGTTCCTGCGCCGATTCACCCAAGCCCAGCGCATCGCTATACGTGATTTGGCAAAAGCTGTTCCAGAAGTTGATGACTTCATGCGTCTACTTGACGCGACGATTGCGCAAGGCGGGATTGTCAATCTGGACGACCCTGACACCATCGCAGGCGTTAACGCACTGGCTATTCTGCTGCCAGATAAAGGGATCGCTCCAGCGGAGATTCTAGCCTAATGGCAACCGTCTATTCGCTGGTCTGCTGGGGCGGCAAGGATGGCAAAGCGGTTACTGTCAGCTCGTCCACCGATTTGGTGACGCTGACCAATCACGGATGCCGCAATGGCAAAGGACTGCAGTTCGCGTCCGGCACCTTGCCGACCGTCGCCGGGGCGGCGCTGGCGCTCAACACAACCTATTTCGCCAAGCGGGTCAGCAGCAGCACCTTCGAGCTTTACTACGAATCGTCGCTGACGACAAAGATCGATTTCACATCGACCGGCTCAAGCCTGGTGATGAAGGGAGCCTACTACCAAGGGCTGACTGATACCAGCCGGTGGGGCACGCGGATTTACGACGGACGGGTGGCATGGAATGCGGCTCGTGCTGCTGCATCGACGGTATTTGATACTGAGGTATGCGAATTCGGCGATGACTACGACGACCTTGTGGGCGCGTCATTTTCAGTTACCGTGCCCTGTGCGTCGCTGATCATGACCTCGTTGGTCAATGGCGTTCGCGGGGCCGGGTGGCATGGCGGCATCAAGGGGGCCGGCTATGTGTCGATGGTGCCGAATGGTGGCTACACGGCAATGTCTCCCGGAAATATTCAGGACGCGACTTTCGACGGTTTTAGTTGCACGGTGTTATCGACATCTGGGTCCGGTACGGCATTGGGAACATCGGGGCGCGGTGGCAATGTCGTCAAGAGCATGATCTTGAGCGGGATCAGCACAAGTTTCGGTTTCGGTTTGGCACTAAATGGTGCGATGACCAAGGTGCTGAACTGCCTGATCACAGGACTGCTGCGCGGCGTGGCGACAGGCTCATACACCTACGGCTCCCTGTGCGCCAACAATACCGTCGTCGGCAACGGAACAGGCATCTACGCGGAAGGGTCCGGCGCATCGACCTATGGCAAGTGGTACAACAATGCAGTTTTCGGCAACACCTCAAACTGGTCGCGGGCAGCGCCAGCCGGCGTTGAGGGGGCATCCAATAACACCGGCGAGACAGTCGATGCGATTGACCCGTGGGCGGTAGGCGCTGGCGCAACATCAATCGACATCACCAGTGCGGATTTTGTCAATTACGCAGGCGGTGACTTCCGGCCCGCATCTGCATCGTCGCTGCTCACCGATGCCGGCACCGACTACTACGGTCGACTCGGATTCGACCTCGCTGATGGTGAGGTGCCGAACTATAACAACGGCGGTGCTGAAGGTATCGACCTGGGGTGTTTTGAGTTCGATTACGGATATGGGCCGCACCCAACATTGACGGATTTCACTTTCGCCGTGAAAGACGAATCCGGCGGAAATGTCATCGATTTCGAATATCGGCTCTATCTCAAAGACCCCGCTGCCGGGATCATCGGCTCGACCGAGCTAGACGGCGCGGAAAACTATGCATCTTCGAGCCGTACTTGGCAGCACGGCTATTCGAGCAATACCGATGTCGTCCTGCAGATCATCAAGGATGGCTATGAAGAAGCGCTGGTCGAATACATCCTGAACACAACCCCGCTGACCACCACGGTCTATCTGGCGACCGAACGAAATATCTAAGGAGCAATCATGGCAACCATCGACCTCGATACCGCCGGTAATCTGGCCGCGTCCCAACTCAAAGAATCGACGAACCCGCGCGGATCGTCGCCCGACGGTAATGTCTATTTCGACCTGGTCAGCGGAGAAATCCAGATCATCACCGCCGATGAGCTGGCGACGGTCGATTTCGGCGGCGGCGCCATTGCCAATCCGTTGATCGACGAAGGTGGCGCTGGCGGCGGCATTACCGCGCGGGCGCTTTACAAGTTCGAGCGGATGAGCCGCGCGGCCAACGAAACTTTGCGCAAATACGACAAGTTCATGGTCGGTTCGTACAAGTTCGCCGGGGCCTATGAAATGGCGAATGGGCGAAAGATTGCCAGCGCTGACATCAAGAAGCTGCGCGCTACCGGCATGGTCTGGCGATCGGCGGCCGGGGCGGTCAATCGCATCTACTTTGGCGCGCGCTCTCTCGGCAATGTCGAGGCGACCAGTCAGGCGTACTATCAACTTACTGCAGGCGGCGCCCCGGTCAATTTCTCCTACCCGGGCGCGGTCGATGAAATGATCCAGGTGTTCGGCTCGACGGCCAACGGGGACGTCGGTGCCGGCAACTTCGACAGCCGCACCTATCTGGCGCTCAGCCTGCGCACGTTCGGCAAGGTCCATGACCGCAAGGTGCTGTCCGATTCCGGCATCATCATCATGGACGGCTTCTCGGCAGGATTCGCCCTCGGCGAGGCCAATCACCTGACCACCGGAAATTACGCGCTGGCTGACGTCTATGGTGGCTCTGCCATCGCGCCATTTACCGGGATGTCGCTGGAAAAACTGGCCTCTCCGCAAAACGAAACCGGATTCAACGAGGGTTCAGGTGATTTCACCTGGGCGCTAAACAACGCCGCCGGCGCGACCCTTGACCAGTGCGTTGCTTATCTGGACGCGCTCGCGGCGACCGACAACGACATCGACACCGGCGCCGGCGTCACCAATGGCAAGCGTGTCGGGACGTGGTACAGCTACGATGCGCAGGGTCGCATCGTCACACGCTCGGGGGCTGACGGTAACGGTTTATTGATCGAGGGTCTGATCGGCGAGGACAAGCAGCGCATCGTGCAGACCACCGACGCCGGCACTGCCCGTACCTATCCTTTTTTCCCGACTGTGATCGTCGATGTTGGTGATAACGCGCGTTCCGATGGTGCCGCCTGGGGCCATGTGTATTTCAAGGACGGTCCGGGCGCCAACGATTTCAACACGGCGAACGCCGTTACGGTGCAGGACAAGAATAGCGCCAGCGTGAAAGGACTGATCAGCGGCGCCAACATCGTTTTCGAGTTTCCCTTCGACACGGATACGCTCGGCGGGGTCGCCGGTACCAACAAGGTCTGTGTAGTTGAGGTTGAGGGCAACGGCGTCGCGACGGCCGCCAAGACGGAATTCACCATCACCCGCACGGCGACGATCAACGTGTCCTGTCAGCCCGGGCTGGAAACGAACCTTTAGGCACCGGTATGCCACTGATCGCTTCGATCAACGGCGCGACGCGCAGGGTCTATCTCGACCCTGCCGCGGTCGTTGAAGGTGTTCTGACGTTTCACCCGACCGTCGATCTCTATCCGGATTACAAGTCGCTACGCGCGGCTGATGAGTCTGTGCGCCCGTTCGATGCCTTTCTCGAAGCCCGCGGAAACGAACCCAAGAACCTCGATGGATCGAAGCGCACGCCGCGCTACACTCGCCTGCTTGGCGGTACCAAGATTGTCATCCCGGCCGGCGTGACACGCCTCAACGTTACTGGCGAGCTGCTGTCCGACGATGGCTCTGATCCGTTCGACCGCAGCCTGATCACCGGCGCCTGCATCATTGACTACACGCCACCGGTTGCCGAAATCATCCGTGTGACGATCACGGGTAACGAATACACGCTCACCCAGATCGCGGCAGCCATCTGGGCACACCCTTTCGTTTCAAAGCTGCTCACCGTCGCCAAATTCCTCGGTCTGAAGTAGCACAAAAACCAAAAACGTTTTAGCCAGCCATTGTTCGCGCGCCCGCGAACAATGCGGGCATGCCTACTGCAAAAACACTTCCAGACCACATCGAAATATTCCGCGCTGGCCGGCAGGTCGATGACGCAGGGAATACTCACGATTTCACCGAGGCGGACGTCGCGGCCATCGCCAGCGGCTACAACACAGCCCTGCGCGAAGCGCCGCTAACGGTTGGCCACCCGGCCAGCAATCTGCCGGCCTATGGCTGGGTCAAGGGCCTCGGCGCCGCTGCCGGCATATTGACCATGAACCCACACCAGGTCGAGCCGCAGTTTGCCGAGATGGTTGCATCCGGCCGCTTCAAAAAGCGCTCTGCCTCGTTCTATCCGCCCACCTCTCCGAACAACCCGACGCCCGGCCGCTGGTATCTGCGCCACGTCGCGTTTCTCGGTGCCCAGCCGCCGGCCGTCAACGGTCTCAAAGACATTCAGTTTTCCGAGGGTGACGCTGCCGGCGCCATCTCGTTTTCCGAAACCGCCATCACTCAAAAGGAGATTCTGATGGATGAAGAAACCAAGAAGCAACTGGCCGAAACCGCCAAGCAGCGGGATGAAGCACTTGCTCAGAAGGCCTCGGCCGACGCCGAAGTCGTCAAGGCGCGTGCCGAGCTGGCTCAGTTTGCCGAGGCGCAGCGTCAGTCTCGTCATGCGGCGCATGTCAGCTTTGCTGAGGCCAGCGTCAAGGCCGGAAAGCTGCTGCCGAAGGACAAGGAAACCGCCGTTGCTGTGCTCGATCAGCTTGCCGAGTCGCAGCCGGTCGAATTCTCCGAAGCCGGCGTCGCCAAGAAGGTCGCACCGGCCGAGTGGTTCAAGGGGCTGATCGAAGGCGCCAAGCCGCTGGTTGAATTCGGCGAATTTGCCGGTGGCGATACCGGTGGCGAATCGACCAAGGGCATGTCCGATGCCGACATCGACAAGCGTGCCAAAGCTTACGCGGCTCAGCACAACGTGAGCTACTCCGAGGCTCTTTCCAAGGTCGTGAGCTTCACGTCCTGACCGCCACGATCATCGCCCCTGAAAGGACCGCACCATGATGACCCCCGATCAAATCCGCCTGAAGCAGAACCCGATCCTGTCCAGCTTGTTGCTGGGTATGGGTCAGGGTACCTACATTGCGGAACAGCTGTTCCCGCGCTTGCCGCAAGCCCTGTCCGGCGTCATGCTGGCCAAGCTGGGCGACGAGCGCCTGAAGAAGTACAACCTGCGCCGCGCGCCGGGCGCCAAGACCAAGCGCGTCGATATCAGCTACGAAGGCAAGACTTACACCGTCAATCAGTACTCGGTGGAAGTGCCGATGCCGCGCGAGCTGATCCGCGAAGCCGACGAGTCGCGCAAGCTCAATGTCGGCAATCACCTTGATGTGTCGCGCATCGCCATGGTGACGGCCAACGACATCCTGCTGCTCGACTACGAAATTGAAGTGGCGACGCTGGCTACCACGTCCGGCACCTATGCCAGCGGACATGTCCTTGCGCTGGCCGGCGGTACCAAGTGGAGCGCCGCTACCGGCACGCCGGTGACCGATATTCGCGCCGCTGCCGACGTGATCCGCAAGAAGATCGGCAAGCGTCCGAACAAGCTGACACTGTCGGCCGATGCCTTCTCGGCGTTGGTTATGAATGCCGAAGTTAAGACCTATCTGCCGAGCACGCAGCAAGGTGTGGCCACAGTTGACCAGCTGAAGAACATCCTCAACGTGCCGGAAATCGTTGTTGGCGATGCGGTCTGGAAGGATGCCGCCGGCACCGGCGCCGATGTCTGGGGTAACAACGCCATCCTCGCGTATGTCCCCAAGATTGGCGGTAACGGCAGCGACATCAGTCTCGCTGAGCCTGGCTTTGGCTTCACCAACGTGCTCGAAGGCCACCCGTTCGCGGAGACGCCATATTACGAAGCCAGCGAGAAGTCCTGGATCTACGGCGCGACCTACGAGCGGCAGCCGAACGTGGCCTACAACGAGGCCGCCTTCCTGTTCCAGAACCCGAAATAAGGGGAGAAATCATGGGACTGATCGCAAAAGTCACGGTGGTGACGATGGTCGATGGCCAGCGGCGGGAATTTCAGCCGGGCGAACAATTGCCAGCGCTGCACGCCCACGACGTGGCCAGCCTGAAGGCCATGGGCGCCATCGAGGACACGGGCGAAACCGAGAAAGCCGCCAAGGTGTCGGCGGCGGCCGCAAAGAAGGCAGCCAAGGAATTCGAGGATGCCCGAAAGCTCGTCCATGCCGCCGATGAATCGACTGACACCGGCGCCCCGAGCGCTTAACCCCTTTACCAGGAGCAAACACCATGGGTAAGCAATACGACAAGGTACACGCAGCGACGGCAATTGCCATCGCTGCGATCGCGGCCAACCGCTTCGTCGGCTTTGATGGCGCGCCCGCCACCAGCGCCGGCGGCAGTCACGATTCGCAAGGTGTCGCCGAGACCGAGGCGGCCATCGGCCAGGCAGTCAGCCTGATCACCGGCTACTCGGCCCCGGTCGAGGCGGGCGAGGCGATCGCTCAATTCGCCTTCGTCAAGCCGGCCGCCGACGGCTCCGGCAAGGCGATCACCGGCACGGCAACCGACCACTGCGGCATGGCTCTGGAAGCCGCCGGCGGCGACGGATCGCTGTTTGAAGTTCGCGTCCTGCCGCATCGTCACACTTAAGCCGCGCGCTCGTCATGATCTACGCCACCGTTGCCGACCTGGTTGCCCGCTTTGGCGAGCTCGAGCTGGTGCAGCTCACCGACCTGGACAACATTCCGCCGTCGATCATCGACGTCGGGCGTGTTGACACCAAGATCGGTGATGCCTGCGCCTTCGTCGACGGTTATGTCGGGCAGGTTTACCGTTTGCCGCTGGCGGGCTGTCTCAAGCCCGCCACGGTACCCGGTGCTGATCCGAAATACGTGGCGCCGCCGGTGTTGGTGCGCATCACCTGCGACCTGGCACGCTATTACCTGCATGACGATCTGGCTCCGGAAAACGAGGTCTATCGTCGCTACAAGGCAGCCGTTAGCGAGCTGGACGCCTTCGCCAAGGGCAAGGCTCAGTTGTCGTGCCCCTGGGGCGGTTCTCCCGGTGTGCTGATCGGCGCGGATGCACAATCCGGCAATAACGATGTGTGGTCGTCATTCAGCCCGCGCAGCGTGACGGATGACACTCTGAAGGGCTTCGCATGATCGGCAGCGTCGCACAGGCCTGGACGGACTGGAACTTCATGTCCGGCGAGCTGGACATCGTACGCCGGATCAAGGAAGCCATCCAGACCGGACCCGATGCCTGGGCCCGGGTTGTCGGTACCCGTGATGATCTCGATGAGGTCAAGGAAGACCAGCAGGTGACGCCAGGTGTCTATGTCATCTATGCCGGCTTCTCGGTCAAGGATGCCAGCACGTCACAGGCGACGATAGAGCATCGCTGGCGCATCGTGCTGGCGGTGTCATCGCTGTCACCCGGGCGCGAGGCGTCGCCCCGCAATCTGGTGGCTGGCAAGTATTTGCCGACGCTGATCCAGGTGCTGCATGGCTACATCCCGGCCGGTAGCACAACTGGGCTGGTACCGGGTTCGCCGCCGCCCATCTACCCCAACGGCAAGTTCAGTTATTACCCGCTGAGCTTCACGTCGGAAACCATTTACACAACCCGCAAGGGGCCGGCCATCGGCCCGTTGCCGCTCGATAGGAGATCATGATGAGCGAAACGAATGGCCTGCTTTTTGCGGGCGACCTGCTGATTTCGATCCGCAACCCATCGACCGGTCTGTTCGGCGGCTACAGCCGCCTGCACGCCGACAAGTTTGAAATCAAGACGCCTTCGGACATGATGCAAAAGGTTTCCAAGGGCCGCAGCACCTTCGGCCAGTCCTGGCTGACCCATTTCGCCGGAAAGCCGGCCGAGTTCGCGCTGACGCTGGATGAACTGTCCCAGGAGACCTTGGCGCTACAGCTCGCCGGCGAGGTTTCGCCGCTGACGCAGACGGCCGGCGCGCTGTCGGCTATCGACGTCACCGTCGTCCCCGGGAAGTGGGTCGATATAGGTTATGAAAATCTCGATTTGACGGCGCTCGTGGTGACTGATTCGGCCGCGGTGACAACCTATGTCAAGGATGTCGATTACGAGGTCAATCCGCGCACCGGCATGATCTACGTTCCGATCGGCGGTGCTATTGCAGCCGGCCTCGTCAAATTCACTGCGGCCAAGGCCGAATTCACCGGGGCGGTCATCGCCGGCGCCAAACAGTTTTCAACAACGGTGCGCATGAAACTGGACGGCATCAACCTGATCACTCGCCAGAACATCCTGCTCGAGGCGCAGCAGGGTACCGTCAGTGCTCAGGATGCCTACGACTTCCTGTCCGGAAAGCTGGCCAGCGTGCCGCTCAAGGGGCTGCTCGAGGTCGCCGAAGGTTACGACAGCCCATTCCAGCTCAAGTATTTCAACTAAGCGGCAACAGCCAACAACGCCCGCCGCAGTGATGCCGCGGGCGTTTTTCACAGGGGAAACGAGTGAGCGAAAAAACGGTATCGGTTGGGCTGCGGATCGACGGCGATTCGCGGGGCGCGATCACTTCTATCGATACGACCGAAAAAGCACTGCAGCGGTTGGACGCGGCCGGAAAAATAACGCTGCTCGAAGGTGCTGAGCAGAATAGCCGAGACCTTGCCGTCGAGATCGAGCGGACTCGGCAACGTGTCCAGGCATTGGAGACGACGCTATCCGAAGCCTATGCTGCTGGCGCAGACGATCAGCAGATCAAGAAGATATCGATGCAGCTTGACGAGGCTCGTCGCGAAGCCGACTCGTTTTCTGCCGCAGCAGATAAAAACAGCGTTTCCCTCAACCGGCTGAAACTGTCTGCCCGCGAAGCGGGTATCGACATTGCGAATCTCTCCAACGAACGGCTGAAGCTGGAACGCCTGGCGCAGTCATCGGCATCACTGCAGAAATCGTTTGATAGCCTGAATATCCGTTCAGCGCAGAAAATTGAAGCCGACATCCTGGAAGTCAATCAGGCGCTGCTCAAACTCGCGCAGCGCGCCGACGTCAGCGGCGACGAATTCGACCGCGCCTTTGCTGCTGGACAAAAGCGTATCGAGGCGCTCAAGGCCGAGCTGAAGACTGTTCCTGATGAGATGGGGCGTGTCGGTCAGAAGGCCGACAACATGCTCTCCCTGTTCGGACGCCTCGGGCTGGCCTTTACAGGCGTCGAGCTGGCCCGCCAGTTCGTCATGGTCAATGCCGAGCTGGAGAACGTCGAGCGGTCATTCAAGGCGATCACTGGCTCGGTGGAGCAGGCTGCCGCCGAGATGGATTACGCGCGGGGTGTGGCCAGCCGCCTAGGCCTTGAGCAAATATCAACGGCCAAGGGCTACGCTAGCCTGATGGTGGCAACTAAGGGAACATCGGTTGAGGGCGAGGTAACGCGCCAGGTGTTCGAATCGGTGGCCCGCTCGATGAGCCTGGCCGGCAAGTCGGCAGCTGATACCGAAGGCGCCTTGTTGGCGCTGCAGCAGATGGCTAACAAGGGCGTCATCAGCATGGAGGAGCTGCGCGGTCAGCTCGGCGAACGTCTGCCGGGTGCGCTGAATGCCGCTGCTGAAGGCCTTGGCATCACGACGGCGCAACTGATCAAACTGACCGAAACCGGCCAGTTGACCGCAGAAGAGTTGTTCCCGGCCCTGGCCGCCGGCCTTAACAAGCTGTATGCCGATGGTGGCGCTGAAACGCTGACGCAGGAGTGGAATCACTTCAAGAATGCGGTGCAGGATGCCTACGAAACAATCGGTGATGCGGGTGTTATCGACGTCCTGAAAGGATCGCTGGAGAGCATGGAGGTCGCCATTGTGACGACCAGCACCATGCTGGTCGCCCTGGGCAAGGACATCGGTACTTTCTTTGGCGCCCTGGCCAACGGCGATATTGGCATCAATGGTTTTTCGGAAAACGCCAAGCGCGCCTTTGCCGAGATCGAGGATGAAGCCCGCGCCCGTCTGGTCAAGGTGGCACAGCACAACGGCGTGATGGCCGCATCGCTTGACGACCTTGGCAAGGCCGCGCTCACCTCGGCAAAGCAGCAATCGACAGCAGCAACGCAGTCGGCATCTGACTGGACAAAACTCAATGTCGCATTCGGCACCGTCAAGGAAGCCGGCGAGGCAGCAACCAAGCAGGCCGAGAAGAATGCTGACGCAACCAAGGCCGAAGGCGAAGCAGCCATGGAGCTGGCCAACTCCATCGGCGCCGAGACGGACAAGCAGCTCGCCCGGGTTGACGCTGCCCGCCAGAACGCGGCCGCACTAGCTGCAGTTGCCGAGCGCCGGCGCGAAGAACTGGCGATGGCCACCGAGCACGTCGCCGCGCTCGAGCACGAGGCTGTTGCCAACGGCGGCGCAACCGAGCAGCAGCAAAAGGTCATCGACGCGCTGAAGAAAACGGCAGAAGCGCGCCAGGCGGATGCCGACAAGGCCGTTGCCCAGGCCGCGCAGTCGCAGGTGGTCGCCGTACAGGCGCAGGTCGAGGCGGCAGCTTATGAGCAGGCCCGCGGATCCTTGTCGCGCTGGTCGGCTGAAAAACAGGCGCAGCTCTCGGTCGACCAGGCTGTCATCCGGCTCGCCATCGAGCAGCAGCAGACGATCCTCGCCGTCGCCCGGGCAAAGGGCGACGAATACGGTGCTGCCCGCGCCGTCATCGAAATCAAGCGCCTGGAAATCCAGTTGGCCGAGCTGACCGCTCAGGCCAAGCGGGCCGAGGCCGAGGCGACCATGCTCGCCGTGCAAGCCCGCCGCGAAGAATTGCAGGCGGCGGGGCAACTGACCGCAGCCAAGGAAGCGGAGCTGCGCGCCCAGGAGGCCGGCGCCAAGGTCAAACAGGTCGAAGCGCAGATCGCTGGCGAACTGGCGAAGCGCATGCGAGAGGTAGCCGAAGCGACCCGTTTTGCGAGCGCCACAGCAGGATCGTCGACCGGGGGTTTCGATGCTATGACTGGCAGCATGAATCGGGCGGCCGATGCGGCATCACGGTTGCGCAAAGAGCAAAGTGTCGGCAGCGATACTCGCGGAACCAATCCGGGTGTCGGGGCTAGCGGAAGCACGCTTGATGACCCGACATTCGATCACGGCTCTTTCCTTGACGGTGGCCACCAGACTAGCCGATCAGTTGGGTCGATGGATGCCCTCTACAAATCCGGCGCCTCAGTCGAGGAAGCCAAAGCTGCCAGCAAATATTTCGGCGAACTGTTCCAGCGCGCTGTCACGGCCGGATCGTCCCAGGTGCGCTCAACCGATGACAACAATGCCCTGATCGCTACCGCGTCACGCCAGGCGGCCGAGGAAGCGATTCGGTTGGCCAAGCAGGAGCTGGCCACCGGTCAGGCGGTGGATCTCGGAACTTCCGTAGCCGACCTTACCCAGCGCAATTTGGCGCAGCTAAGTGATCGTAATTTCAACGGCCCGGATGCTTCTTTTCGCGCCTATCGCGATGCCGTCTCGGCGGCCGGTAACGAGGCGAAAAACCAGCCCACCAAAACCATCCGCCTCGAAATCGGCGCCGGGGACCACCGGGCCGTCGTACACGCTAATTCCCAGGGCGATGCCGACCGTTTCCTCAATGTGCTCGAAGCTGCCGGTATGAGGGCTAGCCAATGACGCAGCCCGCTATCACCCTGACGGCCAATGCCATCCCCCTGAGCCTCGATCCCGACCTGCAGTGGCGTGATGAGTTCGAATGGTTCAGCGTGATTCAAACCGTCGAGCGCAGCTTGACGGGTGCGTTGATCATTGATCTCGGTACTCGAGTAAAAGGTCGCCCGATCACCCTGGCGCCGCCCGACGACAACTCCGCCTGGATGCCGCGTGCGACGCTGACGCAGTTGCAGTCGTGGGAGGCCGACCCGGCCTTGACCATGACACTCGATCTGCGCGGCACCGCCTACACCGTCGCCTTCCGCCGCCACGACGGCCCGCCGATCGAGGCGACGCCCGTCGAATTCGTCGCTGATCCACTGCCGGGCAGCTTCGGCGACTGGTTTCTCGTCACCATCCGACTGATAGAGGTTTAAGCATGGCCATACTTGATGGCGACATTCAAATTCTGAAATCCGAAGTCCTTGACGATGTGCCCGAGGGCGGCGGCATGGCAACCGGCATTGCGCTCGTCGATGGCGTCTCGAACAACCTGTTCCCGGATATATCGGAGCTCGACCGAACCTTCGGTCGAGTTGCGTTACGCAAGATTTATCCCGGCGTCGTCACCGACAACACCGACACCTATGCCGGTACCAATCTGATCGTGGCAAAACCGCCCGCCGACCCAAAGGTCAGCGTGACCTTGTTCACCACAAAAAGCTGGTCAGATCATCGCGACGATGCCCGAAATAAACTGGAAAGCTATTTGTCGGCGTCGTCCGAGGGGCGCTGGATGCTCTATGGGAACCACCTGGCCGGCCAACGCACGTTGCAGATGCACTGCGCGCATTCAGTTGCCTCGCCTACGGTTGACGCGGTATTGGTCCTGATAAAATCGCAGGATACATCGGCCTACCAGTATGTCCGCGTCTCCCGACTGGTCGCCCGCGAAGAAAATGTCGCTTTCGAAGACGCCAAAGGCGGTTTTTTGCGTGACGTTATCACGCTCGAAATATCCGACGCCCTGCGCATAGGCTTTTCCGCCGCAGCGATGGAGCGCTATACCGACGGCTGGTACAGGCCTCCAACTCGCCTGCACACGACCGTCGCTGCCGATGCGGCTAGCTACTACGGTGTTCAGCCCCTAAAGTTTGCAGCCAACCTCGGCGACCTGACCATCAAGGCGCAAAGTATCTACACCCAGCTCGTCCCTTCGGCGTTGGCAGAAACACCGATTGTCGATGCCCGCTGCGCTAGCGACCGCACCGTTATCGTGCCGATTGCCGGAGCCCCGGCGCTTTCCTTTATCAGCATGCTGACGACCAGCGCCGGAGCCACGACAGTGCGCTACTTCGGTCAGTCGGTCGGGCGTGGCAGTGTCAGCATCAGCCTCGGTGGCGTTACCGTGCCCGACGATGGTGACGGCTCGCTGGTTCCGACATCAGGCTACACTGGCACCGTCGATTACGAGGCCGGGTCGGTAGCCATTGCTCACGCCAGCGGAATGGCGATTTCCGCAACTTTCGCCGCCGCCCCGGCCTGTGCCGTCGCGCTGGCTGGGCATACCGACAGCACCGAAATAACCGTCGGAAATCGTGGTTACACCTACATCAAGACGCTCCTCCCGGTGCCGGCGCCGGGGTCGGTTATCGTCTCTTTTATGGCGCAAGGCCAGTGGTATTCACTCTATGACGACGGTGCCGGTGAATTGTCCGGCGACGAAGGAACTGGCCTCGGTTCGGTCAATTACGCAACCGGATCTGTCGTGCTTACCCTCGGCGCTTTGCCTGATGCCGACACGCAAATCCTTTTCGGCTGGGGCAGCCCGACGCACTTCGCATCTCACGTCGGATCGTCTGTATTCGCCCCGCCGGGCATTAAATTCACCATCGCTGGCGGCGCGCTCGAGCCGGGCGCGTTGGATATATCCTACTTGGCTGGCGGTATAACCAAGACGGTGTCCGACAATGGGGCAGGTGGTTTCACCGGCGACGGGTCGGGCTATGTCGATTACGCCAATGGGGTGGTCGTCATCAATCCCAGCATGCTCCCCGACAGTGGTAGTGATCTGGCCGTCAATTACCAGCAAGGTGGCCCCACTGCCGAGACATTTTCCGCCAGTGGCGCCGTCAATAATTTCACGCTGGCCAACCCAGTCAAACCGGGAACCCTGTCGCTGTCGTTCCTGGACGACAAGGGAAACGCCTATATCGCCACCGACAACGCGACTGGCGAGCTGGTTTTAAAATCGGTCAAGACTAGCGCCGCAAATCTGGGCCTGAGTACGGTTTTGATCACCTCCGCCGGCATCTCCGGTTCGGTCAATTACAGCACCGGAGCCGTTTCGCTCGCAGCCAGTATTACGGTAAAAAACCAGTACCAAACCGGCTACGTGTGGCAAGAAAGTACGCAAATAGCTGTGGCCACCGGCGGTATTTCAGCCACCTATCGTGTCGCCAGCGACGCGGCGGGCGGTGTGCAAACCGTGGCTATTCCCCTGCCGGCATTAAGCATTGACCTTCTTCCTTCAATCGCCAATGCGCTAGTCCCCGGTAGTCTGGCCTTCACGTTGGCCGGGCATACCTATGTCGACCGCGCTGGAACTCTGATCAAAGATCCAAACAGCACCACCAATAGCGGATTGGTCGCTGGCGTTGTCAATTACACCAACGGTGTCGCCACTCTGACCGACTACACCGGCGGGGGGGCTCCGTCCGCCACTGTGTCGTGCCTGACCCGCAAGGGCATCTGGACGGACTGGCGGATCAAGTTTCGCACCGCTGGCGCCCCGCTGCAGTCGGCCTCGCTTTACGTATCGGCCAATCGGTCGGATACCAGCGCCATGCTTTCGGCGACAGCTGCCGGTAATGGCGATATCGACGGAACGCTGGTCGATGGTTATGTCGATTCCACCACCGGCATCGTCAGCCTGCGCTTTGGCGAAATGGTGATGGCCGCTGGCAACGAGGCAGAATGGTGGTACGCGGCAGGCGACATCGTTGGCGGCCAGATTTTTAAACCGCAAATGGTGCTGCCGGATACCGCAAAATATAGCGCCGTGGCTGTTTCCAGCCTGCCGCTGTCGGCCGATATTCTCGGCCTGGACCCCGTTCGCCTGCCGGTCGACGGTCGCGTGGCGATCTACCGCCCTGGCGACGTCGTCGTCGTTCATCACACCGCCACTACCGCCCCGGAAACAGTTACTAATGGGCAGGCGGTCAATCTTGGCCGGGTGCGCCTAGCCAAGGTTCGCGTCATCGGCAACGACGGACTTGCGATCACCGCCGGCTACACGCCTGACCTTGACGCTGGGACGGTGTTGTTCACCGCCGTCAGCGGCTACGCGCAGCCCATCCACATCGAGCACCGCATCGAGGACATGGCGGTCGTGGCCGATGTGCAAATCAACGGAGAGCTGCGCCTCAGCAACCGCGCCTTGACGCACGATTTCCCGCTCGGCAGTTATGTCTCCAGCGCACTGATTATTAGCGACCTGCGCGCCAGGGTGTCGGCGTTTTTCGATCAAGGGACGTGGACCGGTTGGTATGACACCCTGCAGGGAAACGCGGCGACCGGAACTTACAACAAGACGCAGTTTCCGCCAGTGGTAACCAATCGGGGCGCCATCGAAGAGCGTTGGGAAATCATTTTCACCAACAGCACGACAGTCAATGTGATCGGCGAGACAGTCGGGCAGATTTTGACGGCTGTGCCCATTTCCCAAGTCATCGCTCCGCTCAATCCCGCTCAGGCCGTGCCCTATTTCAGCCTCGACCCGCTCGGATGGGGATCCGGCTGGTCGGCCGGCAACGTGCTGCGCTTCAACACAGTCGCCGCCAATTACCCAGTCTGGTGTGCCCGTACGGTTCTGCAGGGCAACCCGACCACCACCAACGATCAATTCACGCTCGGTGTCCGCGGCGACGTTGATGCTTAATCGGAGATAAATAATGGCAATCAAACCCGTCAAACACTTCATCTCGACTTTTGCCGGCGCACCGGTGCTGACCGGCCAAGCTGGCGCGCTGATCGCCGTGCTCGACGCCTGCCTGGTCGATGGATTCAACTTGTTGACACTGGATTCGCTGGTGGTGTCCGGCAATGTGCTGACCGGAACTAAGGCCGGACATGGCTTCGTCGTCGACCAGGTGATCGCCACTTCGGCCAACGAAGCGGAGTTGATCGGCGAATGGACGATCACTTCGGTGACTTCCGGCACGTTTTCCGCTGTTGCGACCGGGGTGGCCGATGTCACTGGCACCGGTACGCTGACAGCCAAAGCCGCCAGCGCGGGTTGGCTCAAGGTTTTTTCAGGCACTAACAAGGCCGCCTACAAATCGGCCGATCCGGCCGCCACCGGCATGATTTTGCGCGTCGACGATACTGGCACGACAGCTGCCCGCGTCGTCGGCTATGAATCCATGACTGACATCGATACCGGGGTCGGCCCCTTTCCTACGCCCACGCAAATCGGTGGTGGGGGGTATTGGACCAAAAGCAACTCTGCCGACAGCACCGCTCGTCGCTGGCTGATTGTCATCGACGAGGCCTGTTTATACCTTACGGTTAACCATGTCGGCACGACTAAACACCTTGCCGCCTTTGGCGACTACGCCAGCGAAAAGACCGGCGACGCCTACCGCTGCATGCTCCAGTGCTGGTATTCCAACATGGCTAATACTGGCGGCGGCTGGTCGGCAATTGGCTATCACGGCTTTTCCGACCCCGGCCAGAACTATCTGCACTCGCCGCGAAGCTACACGCAGATCGGGACATCGGTGTTACTAACCACCAGTTTTATTGGCAAACAAAACGTTCCATCTGGAGCCTCCGGCGGGATGGCGTTCCCTTCGATGGCCAATAATGGCCTCATTATTGGCGGCATCGTCGCCAAAGAAATGCAGATCGATGTCATCCGCTGCCTGGCACTACCTGGTATTTACGCGACGCCACAGGCTTTGCCGATGATCGACCTGGATAAAGTCGGCGATATTTCGGCACTTCCTGGGCGTACCTTGATCGCGGCGGAAGTCTGGATTAACTCCGCTCAAGGACGGGTATTTTTCGACCTGACCGGGCCCTGGCGATAACATGGCGACGAGCCTCATCCCTGGACTGATCGGCCATAGCGCGGCGGCGCTGAGTGGCGCGCTTGGGTGCCAGCAGCTCCCTGGCCTGCAGCCTGGTCATGATGTGGAGGATGGTGGTAGGTATTACGTCGCCGGAACGGTGGCCATCGCCGCCCCGCTGGACATCCCGGTGCGCCGTCGGGTCCGCCTGATCTGCGCAGTATCCGGGCGCCTCGTCCGCGAAATATGGTCAGATCCGGCGACCGGAGAATACCGCTTCGAGCAGGTCCGCATCGGCCCGTGGCTGGTGATCGCCCACGACTACACTGCCAGCTACAACGCTGCCGTCGCCGACAATATCATGGGCATTCCAGAGTGAACGTCTCCTCCGAACTGCACGTTCGCAGGCGCCAGGCCTTGATCGACCTGGCCGACAAGGCTGGCGCTCCCAGCTTCCTCCGCCTGCTTGATGCTGCCGCCGCTGTGATTGTCTCAATCCAGATGGCGTATCCGCTCGGGGTCCCCGATGCGAGCGGCGTGGCGCTGACGACGACCGGGTACGCACAGATCGTTGCCTCTGCCGATGTAGCCAGCGCCGCCCTTTTCGATGCGAACGGGGCTTGGGTCGCCGATTTTTCCACGGGATTAACCACCGACGAGCCGCTGCCAGAACTTCCTCTGCCGATGCTTCGCCTCTACGCCGGTGCGTTCATCCGTCTGGCCGGGGCGCATATTGAGTGCGACTGATCTTCGCTTCTTAGCGCCGCAGCCGGCCGCGCTCGATCTGCGCTTTGGCGCGATCAGCGGGGCGCCCGCTGTTTACATCGATGTCACCCTGACCGCACTGCTGCCCAGCGTGGCGCTGACCGCCGAACTGCCAACCGAAATCGACAACGCCGTTAACCGAGGCCCGACATCGTGGCCGCGAACTGTCTGGCAAGATTCCGTTCCGGCGGCACTGCGGATCACTGTCCAGAATAGGGTCCCGACTCACCAATCGACGATAGGCTCAACATCGCTGGTCGAAGCCGCTCCGCTGCCGGTAGAGCACGCGGCGGGCTGGAAATATCTTACAGCCCACCTCGGCTCCGAGTCGGGGATGCCGCTACAAGAGAGTCGCCCGCTTGCCGTGATCAACAACGTTTTATGGCGGATTTTGACTGCTAAAAAGCTGGACCACCGTCTGTTGTTTGTCGCTGCCCGGCCGCTGGCGGTATCGGCTGCCACTTCCTGGACCACGCTGTTCAAGCATCGCCGGCCGGCCCCTATCGCCGGCTGGGAACCAGCCATCCATAAATCCGGCTGGCTAGATCAGGTTTTTTCTATCGGCGCCCGCCAGCATGTGGCCGGCGATTTTCCCTGGAGCAATGCGCGGCCTCTACCGCACGGAAAGTCACCGCATCCGGGTACCGTCACACCGCCGCAGCCTCCGTGCTATCAGCCATCCGTCCCGGCTGCTCTGCTTTTCAAGGGGCTACAACCAGCCTCGCTAGGCCTTGTTTTCAAATGCCCAAATAGTGGTGGTAACGACGCCACCGTTGTCGTCCCCATGCGGAGTATCTATATGCAAACCAACACCGTTACTCTAGTCCTCGCCGCCACCGGCCAGCCGATTCCGGCGCGCGGCGGCCTGCGCCTGTCGCTCGATGTCGATTCGTGGGGCTGGGGATGGTCGGCCAGCGTGCCCGCCAGCTATCTGACGCTGCTCTCGGCCCCGCTCGGCAATCTGGTTGAGTTGATCGCTACCGTCAATGGCACGGCCTTCCGGTTGTCGGTCGAGCGAATTAGCCGCGAACGCCAGTTCGGTCAGGCGACGCTGGCCATCTCCGGCAGCGGCCGCGCCGCTTGGTTGGCTGCCCCCTATGCGCCGATTGTCACCCGCAGCAATAACGGCGCGATGACCGCGCAGCAGTTAATGGCCGATGCCTTAACTGAGAACGGTATGGCGATCGGCTGGACTCTCGACTGGCAAATCACAGACTGGTTGGTCCCGGCCGGCGTCTGGAATCACACCGGAACGGCCATGGAGGCCTGCTTGACCATCGCCAATGCTGGCGGCGCCTACATTCAGGCGCACCGCACAGACCAGGTGCTATCAGTATTGCCGCGCTACCCATCTACGCCATGGGCCTGGCCGGGCCTGACCCCGGACATCGATCTGCCGGAAAATGTCTGCGTCGTCGAGGGCATCGAATGGATCGACAAGCCGACCTACAACACGGTCTTCGTCAGCGGCCAGGAAGGTGGCATCCTTGCCCATGTCACCCGCCAGGGCACGGCCGGCGACAAGGCTGCGCCGATGGTCACCGACCCACTGACTACCCACAGCGATGCCGGCCTGCAGCGCGGCACTCGCATCCTGTCCGACACCGGTCGCCAGGCACTGATCAGCCTAAACCTGCCGGTGCTTCCGGAAACCGGAATTATCCTGCCGGGGAAACTCATTCGCTACAGCGAAAACGGTAACCAACACATCGGCCTGACCCGTGCCGTCGATATCGCCGCTGATTTCCCAAAAGTTCGCCAGACAGTCAAGGTCGAGAGTCATGTCCTATAA